TTGCAGGAACTGCTTCGATCATTGCTGTTTCTAAGTAATCCTCAAAACGTAGTCTTGTCTCATGCTCAGATTTTAAATACCAAAGGTATCCTGATCCACCGTCTTCAGTTGAGATCTCGATCCATCCGATTTGAGCCATATCAGAACCTGATACTGCATAAGTATCTTTGATAATGATAGGATTGTTAGCGAAGATAAAGTCATCTGACTCAAGGCTTCCTGCCATTCCTTCTGTTCCTTTTTTAAATTCAGAACCATAAACAAATAAAGTATAGTCTGCATTACCTACACCTGTACCTGCCACTGCTAAACCACCATTATCGTAGAACGCTACTGTACATTGAGTAAGAGTTCCGTTTACTGCAGTGATTACAGCTTTGTTGCTTGCACCTCCTGCATTTGGAACTAACATAATTGTTTGTCCAACTCTGAGTGCAATACCATGACTAGCGTTGAAAGGAGTTCCTGCTGTGCTACCTTGTGGTGCTGCTAAACCTGCAGGGACAGGATCATCATTTATTTGCAATGTTGCCGTAGTTGCTGCTGCAAGAGCTGCTGATCCTACTTTAGTATATTTTATGTGTAATCTTCCTTGCTCTGCCCATTTAATTTGGTCTGAGTTTGAAGGCATCTCTGCTCCTACCATTCTAAGGAAAGATGCTACTGTTCTATTACCATATCTTTCAAATTCTTTTTCATAAGTATCAGGTAGATACTGATTCAAGAAATTAAAATCGGTAATGTAGTTTGTTGATGTTGGGACCTGTTGTGCACTTGGTTGTAAGTCAAATCCCGGTGTTGCTAAAACTGCCATTTTTTTTAATTTTTAAATTGTTTTTATTTTCTTTTTATACTTCTAATTTTAAGCCCTCGTCCTGAATCAGGATTCATAGCTTTAATTTGTAATCCCCCTTTGCTCACAGTCTCAGGTGCTTTGCGTGTTGTCATGTTGACATTCTTTTGTTTACGCATCACTCCGTCTACCGCTTCTGATTTACCTTGCTCATAAAAGAACTTAGCAAACCTCTCAGGGTTCATAGCTATAGATAGTGCTCGGTGGTATCCTGCCGCATCCTTCATTAGTCCATTTTCATCCAAGTATTTATTTACAAAATTCATTGGAGTCATCTGTGACTTCTTTAGTTCTGCTGCATCTGCAGGAGAGTAAGTAACGCTTCGGTCATCTAACTTGAACTCAAAACCTTTGAACTCATTGTCAAACACTTCATCTGTCTTCTTTACGAACCACTCGCTCTTACGCTTGTTCTCCTCTTCATACGACTTTGCATTGTCTACATATTGCTTGTACTCTTCTAGTTGTTTCTTGGCATCTTCGGTCATTCCAACCGTACTTGACTCAAGGGGTTGTTTATACATTTCCTTCCGCTCATTGAAAAACTTCTTAGCCTTTGCAATTTCTTTTTTCTTTGATAGCTTCATTTTCTTGATGTCTTTCTCGTCATCAATTTCTTCGTCATACGAAAACTCATCTACCATATCTTCTACATCTTCTCGGTCTAAACCTTCTTCTGTAGCCATATAGTATTCAGCTAACAAATGGTCGCTTTCCATTGAATCAAAGTCTTGCTGTAACTTAACATAATCTTCAATGCCACGACCTGTATCTTTTTTGTACTTAAAGTAAGCTGCTACATCTTCAGGTAATTCTTCTGATGTCTCACGCTCTGTCATCAACTCATCAAATGAATTGATTTTCTTTCCGTACCTATCCTCAATATATGAAAGAACGTCATCATCCGTTAAGGATGCTTCTTCTTTTGTTTCCTCTTTCGATTCAACTTGTGGAACTTCCTCTACAGGAGTTTCCGTTTTTTCTTGCACTTGAACTGAAGATTCTTCAAATTGTTCTTCGTGCTTTTCAAGTAATTCTTTTTCTACTTCTTGAGTGCTTTTTTCTCCACTCCCTTCTATTGCTTTTACTTTTATTTCCATTTAATTAAATTTTACTACAAAGTTAAACAAAAAAAACACAACTTAATTAAGCTACCTTGGAGAAAATTCTGCAAGGTCAAAGCCATCTAAACTATCTTCATTAGATTCAAAGGTTTGAGGGGGTAAATTATTCTTCCTTTGATTGATCAATTTAGACTGTTGATTGTTCTGTTGTGTTATCCTGTCAGACTTAGCCACCTCCCTTTGACTTTCTCTTTCTTGTAAAGCAGTCTCACTCATTCCCCTTAGCTCTTGATTGTAAGCAAACTCTTCAGCCATTAGCTGACGTTTAAGTTGTGCTTCAGCTTGCATTTTCTGCACCTCAAACTGTATCTCAGCTTCTTTGATTTGAATCTTAGATTGTGTTTCAGCCTGAATCTTTTCTTGTGCGGACTGTGCAGCCATCTGCTGTATTTGCATCTGTTGCTGTGCTTGCATCTGTTGTGCCTGCATAGCCATAAAGTCATCATGCTCTTGCTTCTGCTTTCTTTTAACCTTTAATAGTTGAGTAGCAAGTTTTATATTTTTAACTTCTCTAATGTCAATAGCATCCTCAAGGTTAATATCCTTTTGAGATAAGGCCATTTGAATGTTTTGTTCAAGCATAGCTTTCTCTTCTTCATCAGGACTAACCTCTATAAAAATACCAAAGTCATATATGTAAAGATCTTTTATATCTTCAAGTCTCGCTACATTATACTTACCTATTTGATTTGCGAACTCATCAGCAAAGTCAGCGTACTCTAATATGTCTGCTACTCTATATGTAAGTCCTTCAGCTAAAGTTCTCATCATATATAAACTGCTGTTTAGGATATGGCGTGTTGCTGTATTAGAACTTAACGCTGCAAGTTTTTGTAAACCAACTAATGAATTAGGATTAGGTGATGAACCGTCTCTTGCTTCATTTAGTCCTGTCACATCCCTTATCATGTTTAAGTAATGGTTGTAGTTGTTAACCAACATATTTAACTTTCCGCCTCCTGAGTTACTATTTAATTCTTGAATAGGCACTCTTGCCTGATTAAACTCACCGTCTTGAGTATAGCTTCTACCGATAACGCTACCTGTTTGGAAATACAATCTTAATGCATCTTCAGGATTGTAAGCATTTCCTGTTCCAAGATCTACTTCATTCAATCCATCAGCATCTATAAATACACCATCAGGAACTACTCTTGATAATACTTGTTGTATTTTTAAATGAGTTATTTGAATTAAGTCAGCAAATGGAATCATTCTTCTTACAAGCGACTCAATGTTTCCTTTATACATTCGTGGTGCTACAGCAATATAATTAGGTATAGCGTGTTGAGTTGCAGACTTAGGTCGAACCATGTTCTTTGCAAGCTCCCACTTTAATATAATATTAGTACCCATTACCATTACCCCTTCATACCACACATCAATAGTCTTCTCTATTTTTTCAAACTTACCCTCTTCCATCATTTCTGCAGGTGGGTTAAAGCTATCATCTTTCTCAATTACTTTGCTTCCTCCTCCTTCAAAGTATTTCTTTTTATATACAGTCTTTTGAGTGGTCTTATAATTAAAATATAATAAAGTACAAGTGTCTTTATAGAATAAACTATTCTCATAGAACTGAGCAACATTATAATAGTTATACCAATTTTGACTATGACTGCTTATTTCCTCTAAGTCTTCATTAGTTAGGTCTTGATCAATTTTTAAAAGCTCTGTTATAGGAAGTGTTTTAATCTCACCCCAATAGAAACAATCTTTAAAGTGAGGGTCCTCAGTATAGCTATAAACTACATTAGCCGGATCTACATAAGACACCTTCACTCCTGCTCCCGGTAAGAACTCATGCTTTGCCATAGATACACCTAATACCATTTGGTCATAGTCGCATCTTTTTCTTAGGTCTTGATAGTGGTTGGCTTCAAGCAAGGTGTCAATAGCTTCTTCTTCAGCTATCTCTATTGCAGGCTTGTAGTTAACTTGCATGAATAAACTAAGCTCCTCATCTGTTTTTGGTAGTTCTTCTTCAGGCATAATAAAAGGATCAACTCCTGACTCTTCTTTAACTAGGCTTAGTATATCTCTAGCATTCATTTGAGATTCTACCATCTCCTGATACTTACTTCTTTTAGCTTGAGACACAGCATCTTGTGCGTAGGCATTAACTTTAAATAGTCTATCTGCCATACCATTAACAACTATATCTACAAACTTAGGGAGTATAGGGACGGGAGTCCAATCAAGATTCAAATAAGATAAGTCACCATCAACAGCTATTTCATTTTTATATTTAGCTATTGACTGTTCACCTCTAGCATACAACCTTAATCTATTAAAGTTTGCAAACTGATTGTAAAATCTACATTGGCTTCCGTCTTTTCTAAACCACTCATACTGAATGGCTTGACCGATTTGTAATCCATATTGATCGGTTGCTTTTTCCGCATCAGATACAAACTGATTTGGAAATCCTGCTGAGGATATATTTATCTTAACGTCTTTCATCTATCTTATTAATTCGCTTGTTCTTCCCTTGTTATTATACCTTGCAAAGTTAATGCTTATTTTTGACTCTTTTTTCTCAGGTTGATATAAGTGTTTTTGAATAGCCATTACAGCTAGTCCTGAGCTTATTGTCGCATCATATCTTGTTCTATTATTTATATCAAATCTTGCCCAATCTTCCAATGTCCTTGTGAATATCATTGATCCCATTGCATCACTGTCCCTATATGTTCCCTCCATGTCTATGCCTACATACTTTTCAATATAAGACTCAATAGCTGCAGCGTGAGATTGTTTTACATCTTCAGAGGTATTAGGTATCCCTCCTAGCTCTCTTTCGGTCTTAGAGAGCTTCGTATAAACTTTATCAGGTCTATTCATTGAAAAGCCTCTATACCCTCTATTCTTAAAATGATAAAGTATTCTTGGTTTATTATTCTCTGCAAGTATTGGCATACCATAAAAAACACAAGCCATTAATACTTCTTCAAAGAATATCTCAGCCGTTTGTGGTCGTGCAACATACTGTAAGAAAAACTCATTACTTGGAGCATTGTCCATATTGAATTTAGTTACACCATGTAACGCACCATTAGATCCACCCCCACCTACTACTCCTGATATATCATACGAGTCACACCCAAACGCACCTAGATGTTCATTGGCAGGATATTTAATTCCATTCTTAATGATGATTCTATTTTGTAAGGCTTTCTCAGGAGTCCAACTTACAAGGAACCTGCCTCTCTTATCAGGACTAAATACTACCTTAGTATCTTTCTCTCCATTCAACCAATGAAATGACCCTCTTGTTGTATGATGGTCTTGTATTAAAGAGTCATTGTAATCTATCTGCTGATATATCTTAGTAAGATTAAATAAAGAAGATTTACTTTCATCTCTAAAGGCATGAGACTCTGTTCTAGGAAACTGTCTATAAAATTCATTAAGTGCATCAGGGTCACTCTTTAAAGATGTGACCTCGTTCTCCCAATAGTTTACTGCACCAAAGTCAATCATCTCATCATCCACTCCTCTTATCGGTGTCTTAGGTGTTCTAAATACAGGACATCCATATCTATCTATAAAACCCTCCATGTTCCACTCCATAGGAATAAATAAAGAATACATACCACTCTTTGTCATGCCATTGGAGTTTCTTTTCAATACATTAGAGTCTTCATATAGTTTTTTAAAAGTACCACCCCCTTTACTTAAAGCATTTGATGTAGATCCCATCATGCACTTTCCAATTATCTTACTACCCAACCTTAAACAAGTTTTAGTTACCCTCCAATTATTTAATATATTGTTAGGCTTTAGCCATTTACCACTCTCATCATGTACAAGTAGTAACAACTTCTCACCATCATAAGAGTTGTCATCAGTATTCTTCCAATCTATTGTAGTGTCAAGCCCTTGAATTTCCTCGTTGTCTACATCATACATATTCTTTTTTGTAATCTTAGAGGCAGGAACCCTGTAGGCTAATTCAGTCTTTGGTTTGTCCATACCATCTTGAATAGGCTTAAAAAAGAAAGGTAAGTGATGAGATATAGGAACTACCTTATCGGTAAACATCTTCTTTGCATCTGCTCCCGTTTTAGACAAGATACCTACTCTTGAGTCTCTTGCAATAGTTGCTGTATTGACAGCTTCTGCTGAACCCATGAATGAAAAACCTGAACGTCTTATCTTTAAGTATATCATGCCAAAGCATCTCTTATCAGCTTTACAAGCCTCCCAATATATAAAGAATATTCTATTAGCTTCTCTGTAGTCAGGATAACCTACATCAATCTTTGTCCACTGTAAATACATATAGTGTGCTCCTGTAATATAAGTAGGTGTTCCATTGTTTTTAAACCAATGTCCGTAATCTCTACTGTCAAACTCTTTTTCAATGTAGTCTACCCACTTATCCTTAAAGTCTCTTGGCATTTCATTCCATTGAAATATAGAATTGATTCTGCTTAAACTCCGATCATAATCTTTTCTTTCCCAATATTGTTCGCTTGTTTTTTTACTTCTTGAATACACTTTACTAGGAACAGAAGGAAGGGCTATATACAAACCACTAATACAAATAATCTCACCAATAGTTCCATTCTTAGAAATAACAACTACGTCATAATCTTTATTATATCCATAGTCCCACTTCTTTAGCTTGTTATAACGAGCTATTTTTTTAGCAGGGATATAATCCTTTACTACTCTGTATAAATTATTTTGATCTTCGCTCTGCAAATCCTTGTTTTGTGTCTGTTCGTTTTGTTCCTGTTCCTTCGTAATCTAATTTTTCTTTCTCTTCATCTATACGTTTTAATATATCAAACGCATCTATGATGGCTAGTTTCTTTGTAGCCGCAGCATTCTTTAATCTATCTGCAGCAAGCTCATCTTCAGGGTCAGGCTTTATTATTTCTTCTTGAGCAACTTTTATTAATTCTTTAACTGCTTTTTTTCCTGCCTCTATTATTTTTAGTTTGAGTTGATTTGATTCCATTGTTGTCATTTAATATTTTTTGCACCTGTCTTATAAAAGCATTTCTTTCTTCAAGACGTATCATAGCAATCTCTTTAATATATGATTCTCTTTCTTCATGCCATGTCTCACGTTCTCTTGTGGACCTTTCAGATATTTCCTCAATCTTTCTGAGCAACCAACGCTCACGTGTAATAGCATATAGAACCCATATACCTAACACTCCATACTGTGTTAATATCTCAAACGTATCCATTCTATACTATAAATGTAATGTTATTTGTAAACATCCTATATAAAATCTCATCATCTACTCTAAACTCATATTCACTTTCAGGTTGAAATGAAATCTCATCTCCTTCTTTTACTCCTAACTTTATTAACTCTTCATTAATATATTTCACTGTTCCTATTAAAGGCTCATACTCACCCGGCTTATCTATAAAACTTTTCCTTACTGCAGATGGTTTTATAAAACAATTCCTTCCATGAGCTTTCCACTTGCCATTCTTTTTATACATATAGAACTGTTCGTCTTCAATAAAGAATAAATCATCCTTAAAAAAACTCCTACCACTTTGCCTCCTGCCCTTCATGTCGTTATAAAACTTAAATACATTGTGATGAACAAGTAAAACATCTCCTTTCTCTATCTCTC